TCGCGGAACTCGGCAAACTCGAAGCGAAGTTCGAGAAGCAGCCCGAACCTGCAACACCTGCAGTGGCTGCAACTCCCTCCGTTTCGAGGGCGCCCGCACCGATCACTCCCATCGAAGGTAAAACGACGCCTGTCCAGCAGGATCCGGCGAAGATGAACTTTCGGGAACTGCGCGAATACGAGCGGCAACGAGAAGCCGCGCGCCGTGCAGGACGGTGAGGGGTTATGAACCTCTTTCCGGAGAAGTCCTTTGAGCAACAATCTGCTCACGATCAGTTACATCACGAACGAGGGGTTGATCGTCCTCGAGAACACGTTGATCTTCGCCGACAAGGTGGACCGTCAGTACTCTGACGAATTCGCCATCAAGGGTGCGAAGATCGGCGCTACCTGCAACGTGCGGCGCCCGCCGCGTTACCTCGGCACGTTCGGCCCTGCGCTGAATGTCGAAGACACGAACGAAACGTACGTTCCCGTCACGCTGAACTATCAGTTCCACGTTGACGTGCAGTTCACGACGGCGGACCTTCTGCTGTCGATGGACCTGTTCAAGACGCGCGTGCTGAAGCCGATGATGGCGACGGTCGCAAACCGCGTCGATTCGGACGGCCTCTACTTCGCCTATCAGAACACGGCGAACAGCATCGGCACGCCGGGTGTGAGCCCGTCGAGCTATCTGACGTTTGCGCAGGCGCGCGCGCGGCTGGCGAACGAGGCCTGCCCGGATGGTGACAAGTGCGTGCTGCTCGATCCGCTCTCGATGGCTGCGGCGACGGATGGCGTGAAAGGCCTCTTCAATCCCCAAGCGCAGCTTGGCGAGTACGTGAAGAACGGCATGATCGCCAAGAAATTCGCGGGCCTCGACTGGTACGAAGACCAGAACGTCGTGAGCTTCACGACGGGCGCGCAGGGCGGCACTCCGACGCTGAAGGCAGTCACGCAGCCTGCGGTTATTTCGACCGGTTGGGCACAGTCTGGATTCCTTCAGACGACCGGATGGACTGCATCGACTGCGGTCATCAAGGTCGGCGACATCATCCAGATCGCGGGCTGTTATCCGGCGAATCCGCAGAGCCGTACTCAGTACGGCAACACCACGAAGCAATTCGTTGTGCTGCCTCCGGGTGGCTACACGCAGAACCCGACGGGATCGGCAACGCCGGGCCTTGCGTTCGCGGCGGCGACACTGACGTACGGCACGTTCGCCGCATCGACCGGGCTATACACGTCGAGTGGAAGCGGTGATCTGTCACTGCTCATCGGCGAGGTCGTGATCACCGGCGGTCAGTTCCAGAACGTCGTGACCACGAGCGCCTTCACGACCACAGCAGCGCTCACTGTGAATGGTGGAACGAGCTACGCGAGCCTCGTCAGCCCGCAAGGCATTGTCCTGCACAAGTCGGCCTTCGCTCTCGCGTTCGCTGATTTGCCACTGCCTCGGGGCGTGGAAGAGGCTGCGCGCGCAAACGATCCCGAGATCGGGATGAGTATGCGCATGGTCACGCAGTACACCATCAACAACGATGCCATGCCGACTCGTGCGGACGTGCTGTACGGCTACGCGGGCCTCTACCGGCCGCTTGCTGTGCGCATCGCGGGCTAACCCCAAGGAGCAACGAACATGACTGCAAGCAATCCGGGGCCGGCCTCCCAAACGACCCCCAACTCGATCATGGCGAACTTCGTCGAGTCTGGAACCTCGACGCTGTACACCTTCGCTACCCTTCCAGCTGCCTCCAACTTCCAAGTTGGATTCCTGGCAGAGACTTCGGACCAGGGCATGTGCCACGTCGTCTCGGTCAGTGGCGTACTGACCTGGGCGGTGTTGGGCATTCCTCAGAGCGGCGGTGCGATTCGGCGCTACGTGTCGCCCGTGGGAATGACCGCTGTGAGCGCGCCCGGTCAAGCCTCTCTCAGCCTTCAGTACTTCGATCCGCAGTGGCCTGTCACCGCGAGTCGCATGGATCTGATCGTGGGATGGGCCGCGGCATCCTCGGCGGATGCGGCGACAGGTGCCATCGCGATAACGGCTATCGGTGGCATCTACAGCAACAGCGGGCCGGGTACCCTCGTTTCGCTGTCGACCGGCTCGACTCAGACGACGTACACCTATGCGAGCAATAGCGCAGGCAATACGCAGCTGATCGCGAGCGGCCTGCGTCCCGTGTCAATCCCGATGAACGTCAGCATGACGCCAGGCGAATACGTTATGGCGTTTGCTTTCTCGACAAATTCATCGAGTGTCGGCACCTCGACATCCAACCTCGCGCAGACGATCTCTGTGTACGGCTGGAACAGCAACCAATCGGCATTGAACTACGCGGAATTCGGTGCCGCGACCAATGCCTCCACCAACCTGCTCGGCGTTCTGGGTATCTACAGTGCTGCAACGACGGCCATGCCGGCGACGATTGCCGTGACGGACGTCAATCAGACCGGCGTTAACCAGAGTAAGGCACAGTTCGCCTTCGTCTTGAGGAACTACTAAGGATGAAACCGCAGCTCCTGATGACTGACTGCTTCGGCGGCGCGCACAACGCGGATCTCGAACGCACTCGTGCGCGCTTGCTGAAGGGTGGCAGTTGGAAGAAACAACGCATCGTCGTGATCATTCCCTCTGCGGATCTGATCCCGGCGAAAGTTGCGCTCTCCCACTGGAATCTCGCCTTCCCGCCTAACAATGGGGTGGTGCGGATTCTGGCTCAGGGGCTGGAAGTGGGGGATGCGTATTCATCTGCAATCGAGCAGGTGCTTGCGCATCCCGATCTTTCGCAGTGGGAATACATCCTGACAATCGAAGCTGATAACTGTCCCGCAGGGGATGGTGTGGTCAAGCTCGTGGAGCGCATGGAAGCGCACCCCGAGCTCGCCTGCATCGGCGGCCTCTACTTCACCAAGGGTGAGGGCGGGCATGCCCAGATCTGGGGTGATGTGAATGACCCCGTACTGAATTTTAGGCCGCAGATGCCCGATCCAAACGGCGGCCTCGTCGAGTGCTGTGGTACCGGAATGGGCTTCAACCTGTGGCGCATCTCGATGTTCAAGGATGAGCGTCTGAAGAAGCCCTGGTTTCGCACCCTCAACGGCCGCGACGGCCAGGGCATCGGGACCCAAGACCTCACCTTCTGGTCGGACGCGCGCAAGCACGGATACCGCTGCGCGATCGACTGCGCGGTAAAGGTGGGCCATTACGACTACACCGGAGCCTTCGGCCCGGCGGACATGATGTGGTGAACATGAAACGAATTCTCATTACGGGTGGCGCGGGCTTCATCGGTCATCACTTCGTGCAAGCTGTGCTTGAGCGCACAGACTGGCACGTCACGCTCATCGACCGACTCGATACAAGCGGCAATCTGAATCGGCTGGCTGAGATCGGTGCGGCGAAGAACCCGCGCGTCAAATTCGTCTTCCATGACTTGAGAGCCGCGATCAATGATCAGCTCGCAAGCCAACTCGGCGCGTTCGATTACATCGTGCATCTCGCCGCGGCGACGCATGTTGATCGCAGCATCGAGTGCCCAATGGAATTCGTGCTGGACAATGTGGTCGCAACCTGCCACCTCGCGGACTATGCCCGCAAGGCCGGTAGCGGCTGCTTCCTGCACTTCTCAACCGATGAGGTCTTTGGCCCGGCTCCGAAGGGTACGGCCTACAAGGAAGACGATCGCTATCACTCTGGCAATCCGTACGCCGCGACGAAGGCGGGCGCTGAAGAGTTGATCGTCAGCTATCACAACACCTACGGGTTGCCCGCGATCATCACGCATACGATGAACGTGATCGGGTATCGCCAGCATCCCGAGAAGATGGTGCCGGGTACGATCGCGAAAGTTCGCGATGGCGAGCTCGTCACGATCCATGCGGACAAGACGCGCACGAAAGCGGGAAGTCGCTTCTACATCGATGCGCGCGAAGTTGCCGATGCGGTGCTATTCCTGCTCGAACGCGGGCAGGCCGGCGAGAAGTACAACGTTGTCGGTGAACGCGAGATGGACAACCTGGAACTGGCGCGTCTCATCGCTGCTGCCCAGAAGCGCCCGCTCCTGCATGAGATGGTGGACTTCCACTCGTCTCGGCCCGGTCACGATCTGCGCTACGCGCTCGATGGCGCAAAGCTCCGCCAGATGGGATGGCAACCGCAGCAAAGCATCGAACAGTCTATCGAAGACATCGTGCGCTGGTCTCTCGACCACTCCCACTGGCTCACCCCAAAACGCAATGCGAGGAATGTCGCGTGAATGCAGTCGTTGAAACCGCTCCGCTCCTGAAGTTGGACCTTGGATGCGGGCAGAACAAAAAGCCCGGATTTCTCGGCGTCGATCGGCGCGCCTTCGATGGTGTCGACATCGTCGCCGATCTCACAGGGCCGTGGCCATGGGCGGATGGGTCTGTGGAAGAAATCCACATGTCGCACATCCTCGAGCACTTCACCGGCATTCAACGCGTACACATCTTCAACGAGATGCATCGCGTGCTGGTGAAAGGCGGCAAAGCGCAGATCATCACGCCGCACTGGTGCAGCAATCGCGCATACGGCGACTTTACGCACGCGTGGCCGCCGGTGTCAGAGATGCTGTACTTCTACATCTCCAAGACCTGGCGCGCGAAGAATGCGCCCGACAATGACGCGCAGTGGAACCCGGAAGGGTACACGTGCGACTTCGAAGCCACATGGGGCTATTCGGTACATCCGGATCTGACCACCAAGAGTGGCGAACGAGTGGCGTTCTCAACGCAGTTCTACAAGGAAGCTTGTCAGGATCTCATCGCGACCCTGACGGCCAAGTGACCTCACCCCTTTTCAGGAGCATTTGAAATGCCCGGTTCCTCAGACATCGCACTCGGCAATCTGTCGTACATCTTTCTGCTGCAGGCGACCCTTTCTCCCGCGCAGGTCGCGGCAGCCACAACGGCCGAGCAGACTTTTACGGTCAATGGTCTGCTCACAACCGATTTCGTGGAGGTGCAGAAGCCCACCGCACAGGCAGGCATCGGCATCTGCGGTGCCCGCGTCAGTGCAGCCAATACGCTCGCGATCAACTTCGTGAACGCCACCGCGGCGACGGCTACCACGCCCACAGCAGCCGAGGTGTATCTCATCAAGGTGACGCGTCGCGAGAACCCCGGCGATCTGCCGACTGCGATCGTGTGACGCCATGACCGCATCCGTCTTTCGACTCGTCACGGGCGCAACGACGAATCTCAACAAGGTTCGCCAGGAAAGCCCGAAGGTGAAGGGCATCATCGCGGTAAATACGGCCGCGTATGAGATTTTCGTAAAGCTCTACTGGTTCAGGCCAAGTAATGGTGCATCTGCGCCCACTGTGGGCACGACTGCGCCGCAAGTCACGATTGCCATCCCAGCGCTGGGGACCACGACAGGCGGAGTGATGCAAGCGTTCACGGAAGGGTTCTCGGGAGGTGACGGCGATCTATGGATCGCGGTCACGAAGCTAGCCGCAGATACGGATACCACCGTGGTCGCCGCTGGAGATGGCCTGATCTCACTCTTGGTTGATCCGTGAGCACGACCGCAAACGACATCATCGCTGGAGCACTGAAGTTCATCAATCAGTATGCGCCAGGCGAGTCGTTATCCTCGGCGGACGCTGATGATGCCCTTGAGACATTGAATGATCTTCTGGAATCGCTCAGCACACAGGAATCGGCGGTCTATGCCAGCAATGAGAACATCTTTACCTATACGCCAGGACAGTATCAGTACACGATCGGTAATTACGATGCGGGCACATTCGCAGGCACGGTAACGAGCGGCTCTGCGACGATCACAAGCGCAACCGTGCCGTCGGATATGGTTGCAGGCGGAGATCTATCGGGCGCGGGCATAGCGGATGGCACAACGATCCTCTCATTCAACGCGGGCGCTAATACTGTCACGATGTCGGCGGTTGGCACGAGCTCACCCGGTGCGCAGCAGATCAGTTACACGATCCCTGGCGACTTCAAGATGGAGCGGCCCTTGCGGATCACGAATGCGTTCACGCGCATTTACACGCAGGGCTCTGGGCTCGATTACCCAATCGAGATCGTGGATCAGAAGCGATACGTAGACATCGGCTTCAAAGCCATTCAGGCTCCTTGGCCAATTGTGCTCTGGTACAACCCGACCATGCCGTTGGGCACGCTGTTCTTCTATCAGAACCCGTCCAGTGCCGCGCAACTGTACTTGTACACGGATCTGATTCTGACGAACTTCTCTGCGCTTACGACCGCAGTGAATCTGCCGCAGGGCTACTCTCGGTTTCTGAAGCGCAAACTGGCGCGTGATCTTGCTCCAGAATACGGATCAATTTGGACGCAGCAGCAGGAAAAGCTGACGAAGGAAGCCGAAGACTACGTGAAGTCACTGAATGCGGTTCCTGTCCCAGTCGCCAACTATGATCCGGAGCTAATGCAGCGCCCGCGCACTGATGCCGGATGGATCTTATACGGCGGGTTCCGCTGATGGGGATGAACTATCAAGGTGGGGACTTTGGGTTCGTGGGTCAGGCGTATGAGGCGCCAAACCCGAATCAGGATCGCCAGCGCCTCATTAATTGGTACCCTGAATATTCGCAGGACCCGAAGAGCAAAACTCCCATCGCTCTGCTCGGCTGTCCTGGGCTGAACGAAATTTTCGACTTTAGTACGATGAGTGACGATGTTCTCGTTGCTCCAACGGGAGGGTGTCGGGGAGTCTGGGTGCTTCCCGGAGGTACTGATGCACTTTGGGTAGTCGGTCGCGCTGTGATCCTGACTCAGATGACCGTGGCGGCCACTCAAACAACGATCGCGCAGTTCTCGAAGGCGTTTATCGGCAGTCTGAACACGAACACGGGACCGGTATGCATTCGCGACAATGGCCCCGGCGGTTTCGCGGTGATTGTCGATGGCGCATATGGGTATCTCTACGAGATATCAACGTTCACCCTCACGCAGATCACCGACGCCGATTTCGAGCCAGCAGACCGCGTGGCCTTTATTGACGGTTGGTTGATATTCAACGTCGTCGGCACACAGCGGTTCTTTACGAATTCGCCCACGCCATACACGACCCAGTTTGACGCAACATTCTTCGCGCTCAAGGATTCGAGCTCCGACAACCTTGTCACGCTCATGGAGAACAACCGCGAGTTGTGGTTGATCGGTGAGCGCACGAGCGAGGTTTGGTACGACGCAGGCGGCGCGAACTTCGCCTTCAGCCGCATTCCTGGCGTCGCACCTCAGATAGGTTGTTCGGCCGCGCAGTCGGTCGCCCGCTTGGGCTCTTCCCTGGTTTGGCTCGGTAACAGCGAACGCGGCCAGAACGTCGTGATCAAGACCGAGCAGTACAGTTACGTCGATATCTCATCGCGCGCAGTGGAAGCGGCCATCGCAAGCTATCCCTTCGTCTCAGACGCTATTGGCTTTGTGTACGAAGAGGAAGGGCACCTTTTCTACGTGCTCACGTTCCCGACCGCGGACAAGACATGGGTCTACGATCAGACTGCGAGTGAAGCCGCTGGAATGCCTCAATGGCACCAGCGCGCCTCATTTAATCCTGACACCGGCATCTTTCATCGATTCAAGGGTTCGTGCTTCGCGAACTATCAGAACATCCGCATGGTGGGAGATTTTCAGGAGCAGAGCGGCTATCAGATGAGTCGCCAGTTCTACACGGACGGAGATACACCGCTGGTCGCGGTACGTCGCACGCCATACGTGTGGAGCAAGGAAGATCGGCGCCGAATGTTCCTGGGATCGCTGCAGATCGATTTCGCCTCCGGAATGGGTCTGTCGGCTGGCCAAGGCTCGAATCCGCAGTTGATGCTTCGAAGTTCTCGAGATGGTGGCGCAACCTTCGGAACTGAGTTCTTCGTGCCTGTCGGCGCAACCGGCGAGTACCTAAACCGCGCCATCAAGCGCCGGCTAGGCGTCTCCCGCAACTACGTGGCAGAGGTACGCTATAGCGAGCCGACGAATCGCGACATTGTGGGCGCGACATTGTTCGCTCAGACCGAGCAGCAGGCAGCTGCCTGATGGCATCCGGTCAATTCAACTCGCTGCCAAACTACCCGGTGCCTCTCATCGAAGGCAAGGTGACGGGCCGTGATTGGTATCGCTTCTGGGCCGCGCTTTTCCGGGGTCTCGCTCCCGGCAACGTTGAACCTGTGACGTTGACCGGTTCGCCTTACATCTACAGCGCTAGCCGCAAGGGAGCGCTCATCGTGAGCGGTGGTACCGTATCGGCAATAGCCTTCTCGCGAGATGGCGGCACGACGTATTTCACCGTGGGAACGGTCGCGGGCATGTTCACGCTGAACGCCTCGGATCTTCTGAAGATCACTTACACGGTCGACCCAACCGTCACATTCGTGCCGACATGAATGCCACGCAGGAGATCGTGAAGGTAGAGACGCAGGCTTTAGAACAAGTGTTGCTGCCTTCGCGTGAGCAGATTCTGACGCTCGAAACACGCATGCGGGAGTTTGAGCAGATTGACTGCCCGCTTGAGCATACCTTTGCGCCTGGTAGTTACGGCCGAACGATCCAGTTGCCAAAAGGTGCATTGGTCGTGGGGAAAATCCACAAACACGCGCATTTGAACATCGTTTCGCGCGGGCTCGTGACCGTCGTGACTGAATTCGGCCGGCACGAGATCGATGCACGCGAACGGCCGGTGGTGTTCACATCGCAGGCCGGCAGTAAGCGGGCTCTGTATTGCCACGAAGAAACGTGGTGGACAACCGTCCATCTTGTAGAATCGACCGACCTCGCAGAGATCGAGCGCGACATCATCGCGCGGGACTTCGTCGAGCTGGATGCATTCGTGGCGAGCGAATGCCTAAAGCTCATCGAGCAGGAGACTGCTCATGCGGAGTAACGCTCGTGACATGGGTCGCAGTTGCTATAGGCGGTAGCGCGCTGATCGCCGGCGCCGCTTCATACGCCGGAAGCAAAAAGCAGGCGCAAGGCGCGCAACAAGCTGCTCAGACAAACATGGACATGTTCAATGTCCTGAATCAGCAGCAACAGCCCTATATTCAATCTGGTTACGGTGCGATGGGGCGTTTGAATACGCTCTTGGGCATCAATCCGAATCCCAGCTATCGACCAACTCAAGCGCCGGGCAATGCATGGATGCCAACCCCTGGCGGGGGCGTGCAGCCGATCATGCAGAACGGCCCCACGATGCAGATTCCCGAGCGGAATATGGGCGGCGGGAATCAGCGTCTGGCTCAACTTCTCGCGCTGCGTGCCATGCATGGCGATCGTTCGGCCGCTCAACTCCTGCAGCAACAGCAGGGAATTCAGTAATGGGCCTCTTCTCCAAATTGATACACATCGGTCAAGCGCCTTTCAAGACCGGTGTCGCGAAATCATTGGGGATGACTTACATGGACCCCCTCGGTCAAGCCACGGGGGCCTATAAGGATAAGGGTAGCAATGGCGCTGCCGCATCCGATCCAAATGCAGGAACGGCAGATACCATGGCCAATTACTACGGCGATCAGAGCGATCCGCAATATGGCTCTCTTCTGCAGCCTTTCGGTGTCGAACAGTTCTACAACTATGAAGACCCAGGTTATGCATTTCGTCAGCAACAGGGAATGCAGGCACTGCAGAATAGCGCCGCAGCGGATTCTGGAGCGCTCTCAGGCGCCGCTTTGAAATCTCTTCTCGATTGGAATCAGCAGGCCGCGAGTCAGGAATACAACAATGCATTCAATCGCTATCAGACGCAGCAGGGAAATATTTTCTCGCGTCTATCGAGCATTGCAAATCTTGGCCAGAACGCAGCCGCTGGAGTCGGTCAACAGGGAACGAATTTAGCCGGCAATGCCGGGCAGGCATACACGAACGCTGGTTCGGCAGCTGGAGCAGGAATTGTCGGTGCGGGGAATGCGATTGGGCAGGGTCTCACCAATTATTGGCTCTATAACAATCCGCAAATGTGGCAGCGACCCGCGACAGTTGGGGGCGTGTGATGGCCGAGCTCGTCGGTCTCAACGCAGAAGTTCCCGACTTCGCCGGGAAGCTTTCGCAGCTTCTGCAGATCCAGCATCAGCGCACGGCGCTTGCCGGCGAGCAGCAATCATTGCGTCAACGACAGGCGCTCGCCTCCTACGACTGGAACAAGCACATCGGCGAGGATGGGACCTTTGATCTCAACTCGCTGAACGATCCTGAACTGCGCGCGGCGGCTGGCGATCAGTACCTCGATGTGGTCAGCAAGGCGATTGCTGCGAAAGAGCAGCAGGTGCAGAACAAGCGGACCCTGACCGCGCTCCGCGAAGACCAGCGCGAAGCATTCGGCTCGATGATGAATGCGCTGCGCTCAGATTCAGATGTCGCCGAGGACAACGAGAAAGGGCGCCAGAAGGTCAATCAGGCAATGCTGCAGTTCGGGGAGATGTACGGCGAAGACGTACTCCCCGTGCTCAAAGCCTACGCGGCACCGCTGCAGAAGGCCCCCAAGGGACGCATGTCCGATGCGCTACGTGCAATCGGATTGCAGGCGGCATCGGCCTCAGATCAGCTCAGTAAACAACAGCCGCAGTATCTGGGCACGGGCGGCCAAGCCGTGCAGATCAATCCGCTGGCGCCCGGAGCCTCTCCAGCCGCCGCGACTCTGCCGATGACCCTTGGGCCTGGTGAGCAGGACACCGTGATCGCCGATCAGCTCGGGAATCAGTATCGGCTGCTTCGCGATCCGCGCGGGCAGATATCCGGAGTTCAGCCACTCGCCAATCAGGGAGGCACTGGGCCTGCTCGGTTCGATGTTGGCGAACGCGCCTCATTTGAGCATCAGGCACAACAGAACTTCGAGAATGTGACGGCCAATCGTTCCGCGGCATCGATGGCACCCCAGCAGCTCGATCAGATCAACAAGGCGTTGGATTTGTCGAAGGGCCTGAGCACCGGCGCATGGGCCTCGAAACGCGCGCAGATCGAAAGCGGCATTGGCTCTCTAATTCCAGGCTTCGAAGGCATGGACGATGCCAGCAAACTTCAGGAACTCGACAAGTTTTCAGAGCGCATCGCTACCGACGCTTCGCGCGTGCTGGGTGTCAATGCCCGAACCGACGCTGAGCGCGAATCGATCCATAAGCAGAACGCGAATATCGGTTACACACCGCAGGCGATTCAGTCAGTTCTGCAATACGCCAAAGCACAGACGATGGCGATGGAAGCCAAGGGAGACGCGCAAGAGAAGTGGCTGAAGAAGGAGGGCAACGGGATCACGAAACAGCACGAGTTCGAGACTGAGTTCCGTCAAGCCTATGACCCGGTGATTTTCCAGATTCAGGCAGCCGCGCCGGAGGATCGAAAGAAGATCGTCGAGTCTCTCTCGCCGAAGGAGGCCGCATCTCTCAAAGAGAAGCGCGCGAAGCTGCGTGAATTGGGCGCGCTCTGATGGCCGAGGCAGATGACATCGATGCTCTACTCGACTCGCGCGCGGCCAATCAACCCGTTGCAGATGAGGACATCGATGCGTTGCTCGATGCGCATGCGAAATCTACCGCTGCACCGACTGCGGCGCCTGTCGCTACGCCTCAGTCAGAAACGCCATGGTGGCAGCAACCCGTCAGACAAGTGGGACTCTCTGGGCGTGCGGTCGCTCAGGGCATTGCTTCCATGCCCATGATGGCAATGGATGCAGGTGTCGCTACCCGCAATCTCGTTACCAACTTGGCGCAGGGCGAAATGCCGACACTCGCCGATTTCAATCCCTTCGCCAAGACGGGTGGCTCCCATCAGGAATACGAGCTTCCCTCGAAAACCTTCGAGAAGCAGTTGACCGCTGCGGGACTTCCCGAGCCAAAGAGCACATCTGAGAAAGTGGCCGGCTTCATCGAATCGGTGCTGACAGGCTCGCGCGTTCCGGCTCCCACCATCAAGGAACCAGCGCCGGCGGGGTTTGTGAGACCTGCAGCAAGCCCTTCAGAACAAGTATTGCGCGACTCCATAAAGGAGGGCTACGTAGTCCCGCCAACCACTGCGAACCCGAACATGATGAACAAGATCGCGGAGGGGCTCGCCGGCAAGATCAAGACAGCGCAGAAGGCATCTGCGCAGAACCAGGAAGTCACAAACTCGCTCGTGCGCAAAGCTCTCGGAATGCAGGAGGGCGAGCCGATCACCCCTGAATCGCTGAAATCGCTGCGTGATACCGCGGGCAAGGTCTACGAGCAGATCGCCAATGCGGGGGAGATCAAACCGGATGGCGAGTATCTGAAAGACCTCGCACAGCTCGGACGTGGAGCGGATGAGATTGCACAGGCATTCCCTGGCGCGAATGTTGGCGCGACGAAGCAGATCAGCGATATGGTCGATTCGCTCCTGCAGGACAGTTTCAGCTCGAAGGCTGCGCTCCAATACTTGCGTGAACTGCGCAAGCAAGCCGGCAGCAATCTCTCGGGAATGAATGCCGCCGATCCTTCCAAGCAGGCGCTTGGCATGGCGCAGCGTGAAGCCGCCTCGACGCTGGAGGATCTGATTCAGCGTCATCTCGTCGCGACCGGGAATGGTGACATCGCCGAATCCTTCGGCGCGGCTCGCAAGCTCATAGCGATGTCGCATTCCGTCGAGAAGGCATTGAACGAGACAACCGGCAATGTCGTCGCCGGCAATCTCACTCAACAGATGGTGAAGGGTAAGCCGTTATCTGGCGAACTCGAAACGGTGGCGAAGTTCGGTCAGGCCTTCCCGAAGGCAGCCAAAGAGATCACCGAATCGATGCCCGGTGCTTCACCGCTCGACTGGGCTACGGCCGCAATCACGACAGCCGCTTCGCATAGTCCTTTGGGATTGGCCGCGGTGGCGGTGCGTCCCGGTGTCCGCAGCGCGCTCCTCTCGCCATGGTGGCAACAGCAATTGGTTGATGCGCCATATGCGGGTGCGCCCGATGTCTTCGGAATCGCGCCGAGCGCAGCTCTCCAGGCGGAGGGTCAATGAATCAGATGTATCCGCGGTCGGTCAGCCACCACATCGCGCGCCAGGTGGCAGCTGCAACGGCCAGCGTCGCTACGATCGTGGCTCCGGTAGGAGTCATCACGATCGCGACGAAGGAGATCACCATAGTCGCCGCGAGCAGGGTTCCAACAAGCGACCACAACGTTGCGGCTATGCCCTCGACCCGTAGGCCCCAGACAAGAAGGCCGAGGCCGATGATCCACCATGAGACCTGCATGGCGGTGAGTCTATGACGACCACCGTCCTCACTCCATGGCCCCGTGCCCAGTTTTTTGACAATAACGGACGTCCAGCCGTGAGCTACCAGCTTTTCACCTACGAAGCGGGCACTTCGATCAAGCTTGCGACATATAGGGACAACACGACCGGAACCCCTAACACCAACCCGATTGAGCTTGATTATCGCGGCGAGGCCGCCATCTGGATCCCGCCGAACGTTGCCTACAAGCTTGTTTTCGCCAGACCTGATGACACGGACCCGCCGGCCAACCCAATTTGGTCAGTGGACGATCTCGTATCGAGTCAGCTCGTCACGCTCTATGGTGGCCTCGATACCGGTTCGGCCAATGCGTACGTACTGACCTTTACGGCGAACTTCAGCTCGTACACAGACGGAATCGTTCTGTATTGGATTCCAGGCAACACGAATACTGGCGCAAGTACGCTGAACGTCAACGGTCTGGGAATCGTCAGCATTATCAACCAAGACGGCTCGGGTCTTACTGCAGATCAATTGACTGCTGGCCAAGCCGTGCAGGTCATGTACTTAAATGGAAATTGGCTCTTGTTGTCCTCGGGTATCGCTGCGAGCGTGACCGCTGGATCATTTACGCCGACTTGGAGCGGTTTCAGCGCCGCGCCCACGGGCACGATGAAATGGCAGATCACCGGTCGATTAGCAACCCTTGAGTGGACGGGCACCACTGGCACAAGCAATGCCAATCTCATGTCGATCGGCAATCTGCCGACGAACCTACGCCCGACGACGAAGTCTCTCATCGGCATGTCGCCGGCCGTGATGATCGACAACGGCTCGAACAAACTGGGCTCCGTGGGTCACGGCTCACTCGGCACGGTTCAATTCAATCTTGGCACCACGCCGTCGGGCACTGGCTTCACCACTTCAGGCACCAAAGGTCTAGATACCGGATGGACCTGGACCTACTTGCTGAACTGATATGAACCTCTCTCCACTTCCAGTCCTGAAGTTCTTCAGCAATGTCGGTATTCCGCTCGTTGGCGGGAAGCTTTTTACTTACGTAGCTGGCACAAGCACGAAGCTTGCGACCTACACCGATTCAACCGGGATGTCTCAAAACACGAATCCCATTCGGTTGAATTTCCGAGGGGAATGCAACGTTTGGCTGGACCCGACACTTGCATATAAGTTCGTTCTCGCTGGGCCTCTCGATACTGATCCTCCTGCCAATCCCATCTGGTCAGTCGACAATATCGAAGGGCCAGTATCGATCAGCACACTAACGCAGCAATTCCTTGGGCGGATCATTTATCCGCGCACTACGGCGGAAATCAGTGCAGGGATTACGCCAACTTTCTACATCTATCCCCCGGGAGATCTCCGGCGGTATGGATGCGACGTCACAGGTGGGGCAGACAACTCCACTCAGATTCAGAACGCCATCCTGGCCGCTCAAGCAAGTGGAGGTACGGGATATATTTTCCATCCAGGAGGAAACATTGCGCATAGCTCGCAGATTTTGTTTGGACCTGGTTTAACGGTCTTCGGGCAAGATCGCAAAGCATGCGTTTTCACGTACACAGGCACTTCATCGGCATGGCGCTCAACGAACAACGGCACGACGATACCGACGCCGAATAGCGGTGGCTTCGGATTGGTCACATTTCGTGGCATCAAGATCATAACGTCTAGTGGTTCAAATACAGGCGCAGCGATTGAACTGAATGCGTGTGGGTGGTCCTTTTATGAAGTGTATGACTGCTATCTTGTCGGCACATTCAAATACGGAATCATCATCGATGGATGCGAGGTTTCGCATTTCCACGACAATGTCATCAGTATTTCAGGACCGGCGAATCCGGCTTGCATTTGGTTAGTCAATGGCCCAGATCGTTCCGCAGGACAAGGAACGGGATTCACCAATGTCATCACGGTCAATGACAATCAGTTGGATACGACCGGAGCTAACAGTGTTTGCATCATCGATGATGGTGGTGCCAATCACCACTATCACGACAACAATTGCAATGGCGCCGCGAACTCGATTGCGCTGTGTAGCGTCAATGGATTCAAGATCGATGGCCATGACATGGAGAATGCTGGAGCACAGCAGACCAATTCGATCTCGAACATCTTCGTCACGGATCAAACGTACGTCAGCGGTACGACGCTGAGTCCTTGTCAAAATGGAATAATTGAGGACAACACTTTCGGCCAGGACATGCTGGCTGGCTCATCTTTGGTTTTCGGTTCTTCCGGGGGAGCGATTTTTCACCGGAGCATAGTTGTTCAGGGGAATTTCTTCCGATTCAACCTGGGTCTTTCCGCTGACATCGATGTCACCAAGCTTGCGAATAGTTTCTGTGGCTACAACAGCAGCACGACGACTGGCGCTCGGGATCACTATGCCGGAGTTCACAACAACTCAAATGGCAATACGCTTCTGCCGCCCCAGAATGGATTCGCGGGCCTTTTCGCGAATGCCGCTGTGGTCTATGGAGATACTCGCTACCCGACGAAGTTCTATGGTGGATTGGACTTTGACACGGCGGGCAGTCTTGCCTTCCAAGGTCACAAGTTCAATCAATTCACGGTCGAGATAAAGAACAACGCGGGCACCCTTCAGCATCACATTTGCACGAGCCACATGGACGCGGGGCAGGCCGTATCAGCAAACCTAATTCAAGGAATTAGCGGGGCGAGTGTCACTTTCCAAAACACGCCTACTGTCGGCGCGGGAACCGGATTCGGTGGTGTAGGCGTAGGGATTACGGGCGGCAACATCTACTTTGACACCGCCGCGCAGACTCGAGCGGCCAACTGGTCCACCGCAGTGGTCGAGTATTACGACGGAAACGCGCAGCGTGTGAATGCTGCAGTAGGGTTCGACTCGATCAACATCAATGGCACGACGCGCTCACGGCTTGCCATCTTCCTTACGGACGATCTGACGGGCGCAGCCGCTACCATCAATACGACACTGCTCCCTGCTGGGAAAACGATCTCGATCAAAGTCTTCGCGGGGGTTGCGTGAGCTTACGTTCTCTCAAAGAGGAAGTTCGCGGGCTGCCCGAGTCGGTGAGACGGCGGGAAGTTATCTTGGTTGACAGCGCCGACACAGGCGCTGCGGAAGATGCAGCGGAAGCCGTTCGAGATCATGAACGACAGAAGTTCGTCAGTATTCCACATCCAATGTGGATGGCTCCCGCGCATGTTCGTTTGGGCGGTTACGTAGGTGGGTATGTCACCGGACGGGGTTTTAGTCAGGAGCACAAAGCGGGGATTGCCGCGCAGAAGCCTGCCGATGAGCGCGCGCCAGTCCTCAACGTATTGCAGGGACGATCCGAGCACCACGATATCGAACTGCTCGGCGGGGATATCGGTCACGAAGCGAACAGTGGGGAGCAACTCTCCGCCAACCGCGCAAACGGCTTCGGTCTCAACGACGGTGTAGCGTGGCGAGCGATCCGTTGCGTGCTGAATCGCAAGGTATCCGAATCCCGTGGCGCCACCCCAATCGAGCACGGACGCAGTAGGGTGGAGTGCGAGAAGGAGGGGCAGCAGCGACTTTTCGTCCGTGACTTCATACGGCACGGATCCGGAATCACGCTCGATCATGCATCGAGAATAGGCGGCCGCGGATCGTGCCCACTCCTCACCATCAAATGTGGGTCCGCTTCTCGGAACTGCACTGAAGCTTGCGTAAACACCGCGGAATGGTGGACGAAGCCCGCTTCTGATCTGCCGGAGGCCTCGCCACACCCGCGCGATCCTTGGCAGCTGTTCCTTAAGTCCCATCCGCCAAAGTATAGCCGAGAACAGAAAAACGTATTCGAGGTCCGCGAATCAAGCGTGCCGGGAATGAGAGTGGAATGTGAGTTCAAATGAGGATCCCCCAGATGTCACAGGCGCATTTTCCGCATTGGTCGCCGGTTTCCGGCTCAATCGCAAAGATCAGGCGCTCATCCTGCGCGTTCTGTGGGTGCTTTTCGTGAGCATCCATATTGCGTGGGCCTGCGGATGGCTTACTGCGATAGGTCTCGTGGGATTTGCTCGGGCAAACGATGTAAGCCAGGTTCAGCAGACCGTCAATGCTTCTGCGCGCGTTACGCTCTCGCAGGAGATTCGCGCCCAGATCAGGGTGCGTTGCGCTTCTACCGACCAAAACGTGGTCGACTCGCTTACGCGGTACATCGATAGTCTCCAGGTCGAATACGAACGCATCGTTGGCCAGCGATATCCGGAGCCGGAGTGCAAGCGATGAGCGTGCTACAGGAGCGGTTCGCACAAGACGCTGCACGGCTCATTCTGAAGGCTGCGGAGCTGGGGTACGGTGTGACTTTCGGTGATGCCTATAGAAGCCCGCAGCAAGCCGCAGCGAATGCGGCAAATGGCTCAGGCATCAAGAACAGCCTTCACTGCGAACGCCTCGCGATTGACCTGAATCTCTTCAAGGATGGCGTCTATATCACGGATGACCGCGGGCATCGCGAGCTCGGAACGTGGTGGAAGACACTTGGCCCTGATCATCGTTGGGGCGGGGACTTCAAGACGCGTCCAGACCCAAATCACTATTCAATCAGTCCTGACGGAGTACGAGCATGAGCATTTTCTCAAACCATGGCACCAAAATCCTCGGCGCGGCGACCACTGTCGCGGGCGTACTGGGCGCGATCGATCCGACGGTGCTTGCGCAAACTATCGGACCAAAAGGCGTCAATTACGTCGCGGGATTTCTCGGAATCCTCACGATCTTGCGCGGCTTCCAGAATTCAGCCAATCAGCCTCCGCCGAAGTAGGAACGAGCCGCCCGTCCAGCATCGCCTCTCGTGCCAGAAAGGCGGCCGGAAGTGGCGAGACGGGCGGCCCGATTCAGCGAGCGAACTCGGGCTTCCTCTCCGGTATTCCCGTCGGAACATTCCCGTCGATATCGCCTTGGAGTTCGCGCTTGATGCGCTCGTAGATTTCTTCGCGATGGACCGGCACGCTCTTCGGCGCGTTGATGCCAATGCGAACGTTGTTCCCCTTGACGCCGAGAACGGTCATTGTGACCTCGTTCCCGATCATGACCGTCTCGCCCGTGCGCCTGGTCAGTATGAGCATGATCCCGCTCTCCTCGTTCCTGCCGGGGTAAAGACATCCCCGGTTGTGATTGTCAGGGTCGCAATTACGATACTCCAATTCAGATGTACGGCACACCAGAATTAGCGTGCTCTACGTCACTTGAGAGCATTGACGCTCCGCGATACGGGAGCGTCGATTGGCTTCGAGAACGAAGGCCGATGTGGCCTGGGGGAACACATTCCGTGCCTGCCGCACACAGGCGGGACTGACTCAGGTAGAGGCAGCCAAGCTGCTCAAGCTCACTCAACAGGAACTCTCGAAGCTGGAGACCGGGCGCCTCATCATCAAAGGCCGCGACATCCCGAAGATCGCGAAGGCGTACAAGATGTCGATCCGGTCCGTCTGCGACATCTTCATCGCTCTGTACGAGGCCTAGCGTTTCTTGCTCAAGTCGTCGTACTTCTTCGCCAATCGATCGTAGGTCTCTGCCGCGTCGAGATGGTGCTCCTTGACGACGTGGCTGGTCGCCTTCTCGGCGTACTCGCGCTCATCTCGCGCGAGGCCGCGGAAGCCCATCGCGATATAGATCAGTTCTTGAACTGAGATGTCTAGATGGGGCACTACTGAATCCTCCCGCGCTCGATGTCGCGCTCCACGCGGAAGCCCGGCGGCATCTCCTGATTCGGATTGCACTTGCACGGGATGCCGCACCCTCGACAGCCGTCGTGCTCGTACGGCTGGTCAGGATGGTCCTCACAGAGCCAGCGCTCGCCCTTGCAGATCTGGCACGTCACCGGTGCCATCTCTTCTGATCTCGGATCGTCCCAAGCTTGGGGAGCTTCGATATCTGGTGTTCGAGCCGCTGCACTTCCTGCTTGAACTTCGCTGCCTTCAGCTCCCACCGCTCCGCTTCTCGGAGCGCGGCCTTGCGCTTCGTTGGCTCGGGCTCCTTCAGCCCTTGCTCACAGCATTTATTGCGCCGGTGCCAGGCGTAGTCGGCGTCGAGCTCCGCGGCTTGGCGCCGCAGCTGCATAGCGAGGCCATACGAAAATTCCGCATGCAGATTGGGAAGCCGACGGACGGGTTGCGAGCGCGCGCGGATGACGAGTCCGGGCGGAAGTTTTGGACGCCAGGGCATTTGCCAATGCTGACGCACTGCACCGCAGGCGTCCATGCAGTCCCAGTGGACCCCCTGGACTGTATGAGCTATCCAGGCCGCTACCCGAGAAGCCACCAAAACACAAAGGCCACGAGCACACCGGTGGCGAGGCCGACGCCAAACCCGCAAATCCAGATGAGAGGCTTCTCGCGCTCGTGACGGCGCCAATCTTGAGCAAGCGCTTTCTCTGCTGGTGTGACTTTCATGTTCGACGCAGAGCGCTTAACAGTTGCTCGTATGAAAGCTCGTAGCGCTCACCCTCGAACTCAAATACGAAGTCGATCGGGTCCTGTATTCCGTGCTGGCGCGCGTTCTGACGCTCGATAGTCATTCGAGCGGCCGTTTGGCACAGGAATAGATAGCACTGCTTGTTGATGCTCCCGAGCAGCACCGTCCCAGCCGGCTCTCCACTGAGTGACTTCATGTGGTTCTCACTTCAGCTCGGTCGGATTATGCCGGCCGCTTCCAGCTCGCGCTTCATGTCTTCCTCGGTCTTCCCGTAGAAGATCATCACGCGCCCCTTTGGCAGACCGAGATCGGTGAGGTTGATGGCAATCGGCTTCCCCTCCATCAGCCGCTCTACGTTGAGCGCAGAGAGACCGAAGATCAGGTCATCACCGCTTCTGGCTTTCAGCACGTAGCCGCTCCTCAAGCTCCTGCAGGCGATCACGCTTGAAGCGTTCGCGCTCGGCCGGGGCATCGATGACAGGTGTGTCTTCGCCGAACAGCTTCTTGAACACCTTGCCGACGTCGGGCTCCTCGTGGGCCGCCTGTTGCGCCAGCAAACCTTTTGCGATCTCGCTCATGATTTCTCCTCTGGAGTTACTGACCGGTTCACAGCAAACGCACATGCTCGCACGGGACCGCGGTATCTTTCGTGCCGCAGACCGTACAATTCCAAGTGATCGGGCCAACCATCTCAAGACGCGCTCTCGGTTCGACCGATGCCGTAGGGCATTGAGGACAGAAGCTGCCGGGGCCGAGCATCACGTTGTGTATGCATATCTCGGGCACCGTCGCGGTAACGCGCACGAGACGTGCGGTGTTCACCTCGTTTGTCATACAGTGGTCCCGCTCTCAATCTTCAAGGTCCGCCCATCAGCAGCATAGATGTAGATCGCTTCGTCATCGAACCCGTTCCAAGTCGCCTCGGGACCGGCCCGGTCGATGGCCTGAGCAATCAGCGCCTGTAGCTCCACGAGCGTTTTCGCGCGGCCGAGGAGCTCGACGTCATCGTTTGTCATCAGCCAAACTCCCCGTTGTCGAACGCGCGTAGCGTATTGAACAATGCTCCAGTCACGCGCAGCTTGCTCACCGGACGACTGCTACCGCAATAGCCCGTCGTAGAGTCATCTGGACCGACGCCGACGGCGACGAAGCTGATGACCTTGCCGGATTCGATGTCCTTGCGCAGTCCATCCACGGCAGCCAGAGCATCCTCCAGCGTGGGGTTCTTGTTGAATTCAGCGATGCGCATCTGAGTTAATCGAGAATCTCGTATGGCCGGATCTCACAGTCTTCCTGCTTCCACCCTCGGGCCGTAGCGTAGGCTGCAGCATCTTCAGCGCGATCAAACGGCTGGCCCACAGCAATCATCTTGTCCGGATGGTAGACGTCTTCACCCACATCCTCTGGCGATCCCTCGGCCAATGCTCCCCCCTGCGTCTCCTCAACATCGGGCGAGGTGATGAACCGCCATTTCACGTACACCTGGAATCGGACCATCAGATCGCTCCTGGCTGATCAGAAGACGGGATACCAAGGGCCAGCGCGGTCGCCTGCCTCCCGTCGGGGCGCGCCTCATTCGGTGATAGTTGGTCCGGTTTCTCCCAGCCGCTACAAGCTGGCGAGCCCGCCAGAATGTCTGTCTTGCGACCGTGGGTCCATTTTGATCTCGCACGTTCGCACTTCAAATAGCGCCCCGCGACTCCACCGCGGCCCGTGAGGTGCTTGCAGGTTTTGCAGGTCTCACCCGAGGGGCCCGTGCCGGGAGGCATGAAATAGCCCCACGGCTTGACGTAGTGCTTACCGCCTTGAGGGCCAATGCCCTTGGCCCGCTGCGCGGGGGCTTCGCCGAATAGATCCTCAGCCACGCCTTCCTCCCCACGGATCGATCTTCACCCTCGGCCGGGCTTCGGGCTTGAGGCACTCCCATATCTCCTCGATGTGCTTGCACGAGCCATCCTTGCGATAATGCTTCTTCGGTCCGATGCAGGTCAGCGCATACCACTTGCTGCGCGGTTTACGCAGCAGCATCACGACGTCTCGGGTATCGGTCACCCACATCATTTAGACGCTTCCTGTGGTTCTGGTGGCATTAGCGCATGAGCGACCCCGTGCCAGTTGTAAGGCGTTGGGTACGCGTCTTGGTAGGACGATTCGAGTTCTCGCATGCGGTCCTGGGTGGTCTCGAGGAATGTGGCGCGATTGAATGGGATGACGCGCATATTGCCGCCGTTATCGCCGAAGCGACGGCCTCCGTACCTAAGGTTCTGCCAGTGCTGGCACATGCGTCTATTTGGACTTGGGGTTGAGCCGATATACATCAGCTCCTGATCGAGCCAAAGGAAGTAAACGCATGGCTTGCGGCTCTCCTGATCTGGCAGCGCCCGAAGCTCTTCAAGACTCAGCAGCATGTGTTTCTTACCCCGCCAGAAAAGGGGGCTGAAAGGCACAAAACGGGCCTCTTTTGGCCGTAAATAGGAAACGTTTTACGGCTTACAGGCCCAATGATTTCAGGGCACTGTATGAATTCCGGTGAGCAGCCTTTTAATCCGCTGGTCGAGGGTTCGATTCCCTCCCACCCCATACAGCTTCTTTTCGCAGTTGTGACAGTTACTTGGCTGCATCTGTCCAGTGCTGTCACAATTCGCGATGCCTGTTTCTCAAATACAGGTGTGATTCTTATTCTGCGAGCAGTCGCACCGTTTCCACCGCGAGATAGCGATTGCACCGGAACCACTCGGTGCCCTTCACTCGATATCGCGCCAGCGCTTCGTGAGCCGCCTTCTCGATCTTCGCTGCGCTCTTCATGGGCGTGCTCACGTACAGAGCAGGCTCCAACATGGGATTGCCACACCTCAGCCGACTCCATCGCTCGGCGATGTCCACGGCAATGCCGATCTTGACGAACTGACGCGACGGAAAGACGTAGACACGTGTATCGCCGAGGCGCTTCTTGAGTCGCTTCTCTAGGGCAGCCGCGCGCTTGTGGTAGAGCAGAACCGGATGGACCTCGCCATTGGAGGTCAGGAGTTCGAAAGCCATCCGCTATTTTAGCGGAGTCACTTTCCGAACACCGCGATCGTAGGTGCCGCGGGTCATCGCCATTGAGGTGTGACCGGCGCGCTCGAACGCATCCTGAATGTTCTTGCTGTCGCTCACGCACTTCGCCCGGATGTCGTGGAACGTATAGCGCTCGGCGATGATTTTCTCCTTCACCGCACGATTCATCACGCGCTGCCAGAGAGCCCTGAAGCCTTCTGAGGTGTAGGGCCTGCCGCCCGCCTTCCCGGTGCGCACAACCGTTCCCCAGAGGTTCTGAGGCAGAAGCTTCGCGGCCCTGTCGAGTACTTCCTGCAATGCCGGCGACATCCCCACGAGCAGGCGCTTTCCGGTCTTGCCCTGCCTGAATAGGATGCCCTCGGCCGTGACGTTCTTCAGCGGCAAGGTCAGCAGATCGCCCTGGCGCTGCCCGGTCAGCAATGCCAGATCCATCATGATTTGCACGCGAACCGGCGCTATTGCGCGCACGGCTGAAAATTCCTCGTCGGTCACGTACCGCGTTCGTCGCTTCGACGGATTGCGTTCCACATGCTGGCAAGGATTCTTGTCGCAGACGTACCAGCGGCCCACCATCTTCGAATACACCGCCGAGAGCACTGCGACCTGTCGATTCGCCTGAATCTTGCCTTTCGGTCGATCGAGAAACTGCCCGATGTGCTTCGGTAACAGCTCCTCGGGCCGCATGTGTCCGAACGTCTTTCTGAGCAGAGCTACATGACGCGCATAGTCTTTTTGCGTGCGCGGCGCGAGCGTAGGAATCACTTCGCGCTGGTATCGATCGAAGCACTCGGCGAGTGTCGGCGCGGAGCTCGGGGGCGTCGGATCTTGGAGGTTCAGCATGAACTTCCAGACTAGATGCTCCTGCCCCGCGGGGCCGATCTTGGTTGGCTTTGGCTTCACCCCGTCTGGCCCTGCCGGTGGCCGATACCAGTACGAGCCGTGAATCACTGTGACGTACTTCGGCAGGTGCGTATTCAGCGTGCGGGGTCGCGCCATTGTTCATGCTCGGCCTATTGCGGTGAAGTCAGGTTCCCGCCGCTTTCTATTTCGTGTCAAGCGCTCACCGGATTCAAATTGCGACCGGTCTACGAGCGGAAAGCCATCGCTGCGCACTGTGAACTTGAGTCCCTGGCGCGCGAGCTCGAGCACCTGGCGCTTCTTCTGCTTGAAGCCGGTGCGTTCGACTACTTCTGCGGGTGTCAGCCAGAGACCCATTTGTTTCCTCCATCTTCGCGGTCACATAGCGAAGGCTGGAATCGCTTCGTCAGCGTGGTCTCAAGATCGTAGAGTTCGCGCATCTCGCACTTGAAAATCGTCACGCGATCAAACGGAATAAACTTCCGAGCGTAGGCATGCAATTCGCCGTATCGGCGCGTGCGGTGATGTTGGTCAATGCGCTGACTGACTTGGCGAGATCCGCCGATGTAAAGCAACTCATCGCCGCGCCACATAAAGTACACCGCTACGCCACCGCCTTCCTCAGGCAGTTTTCGAGCTTCCTCAAGCGTTTCGGGTATTTTCGTCATTCGGACCTTGGGTCTGCAGCTCTGGCCGACATCGCGGCTTGAAGCCTTTGCTGAGACGCGTCGTTCGGGTACTCGGTCCACTCGTGCCCGCATCGCTCGCACTTGAGGTTGAGCATGTCGAGCACCTTGTCGTACTTCACGCTGATGCGCATATCTCCGCACTTGGCGCAGTGATTTCTCACGGCTTATTACCTGCATCGGAACAAGATGTTTTCACAGCGGTGCACTTGCTCGCGTCCCAATTGCCGATCGACGGATAGGTACATCCCGGATTGCGACAGTCGCCGAACTGATCGAGACGATGTGGTGTGGCTTTCACAGCAGGTGCGACGCTTGCGGGCTCGCAGTACAGCTCGTGCTCGCCATCGGGAAGGCCCGGCGCATAGACCACGACACCATTCGCGACGCCGCCGTTGATGTAGAGCTTCGCGATGGGCGCTTGAGGCGATGTCGTCTCGTGAGCGCCTTCAGCCAGTAGGGCGGCCGTATATCCGTATGCGTAGGCGTTCCTAATCTCGCGAAGGAAAGAATCCTTCCGATTGTGAGTCAGTGGGTCCCAAGCAATGGCGGCCTTCTGTGCTCGCTCGTAAGCCTCTTGGAACGTGAGGTCTTTCTTTGAGGACGCTGCCTCTAATGTGCCGGCGCCGAGACAATGAGTCGTGCATCGCCCATGCGGGCAGCCGGAGCGATAGATGCATTGGACTTTCGTTTCAGAAGACCGGTTGCTCACAGCGTGAACTCCATGCGGCATCGCTTGCACCGCCATCGATACATGCTCAGCCATTCAAGCGGCTGAATCCGGCCGAAATGCCAGAGCCAGCACCACCATTTGTGACGCTCGCCGACAAGAACATCAGTGGACTGCGCCTCTTTCATGCTGGCTCACCTGTGAGCGCATTCCACTGCAAACCGTGGCCGGGACACGTCAGAATGTCACCGTCGCGATACATCGCTGAAACCGGGATGCCACGATGCGGGCATGTGCCGTTGATGAGCTTCGCGCAAGCAAACTTGGCGCGGAGAGCGGGGAGCCACCGTTCGTTAGCCCGCTCGACAGGGAATCGTCCCGGAGCACGCTTGCATTTCATTCGGCGCAGTTCCGGGCCGCGCACGATCACCTGATTGCCGCGTTTGTCAGGGCATTGGATCGGCATGGCGAAATGACTTCCCTGATTGGGGAAGTCTCTGTGGCTCTCCCATACCGCCTCGGGAGCAAATCGCCAATCGACATGGAAATGCGGCCACGGGAAATTCAGGAACTCCGCATCTTCGTGCATTGGGCCGATAACCGGCAGCCATCCTCTGTAGTGCCACCAGCCAGTCACGAGTACTGCAGGCACACGGTAGATGCGACCGACTTCGTAGACCTGCTCATCGGTGCTCATGTTGCTTCCAGTAGCGCAATGGCCTTGCTTTTGAGCCTGGCGATCTCCTTCAGCCGCTCGCGAGGATCTCCAACCGGCATCGGAAAGAGCTTCGAAAGGTGGCTGTGATGCGTAGCCAGCGCATCGGCGATGATCCGCAGCTCGTCCTTGGTGAACTGAGGCGATGTCATTCAAATTCTCCTAATCCATAGACGCAACGCGCGAGCGCCGAGTATGAATTCCACCCGCCACGACTGCGGCAGATGGCACCCGATCCACCACACTATTGCCGCGTAGAGAGATGCTGCGGTCATCCGACACGCTCCGCTTCGGTCAGCATTTAATCTCTCCCTGCTCGGCCAGCCGTAAAACGGTGAGCATGCAGAGGTACAGAAATTCTTCGCTGTGTTCCCACTTCCGTTCCTTGTCCCGCGAGAGCGTGTCCATCTCCGAATGGCAGCGCGAGCACATATGCGCGCCAGCGAGATCCTTGACCTTGATCCCAAGGCCACCGCCAAAGGCCAGGCGCCGCGCGCCGGTGTAATGGCATAGAACCACCGTCTCATCGTTACGACCGCACCGAACGCATCGCTGGCCTTGTGCTGCGGCTCTCAGGTTCATGCGCGCGCCAGCTCCTCAAGCACGGCCTGTCGTAACTCGGCGGGCTCGATGCCGCCGGCCATCGCGCATAGTTCCATCATTGCTCGCTCATAGAACTGGTCGAACTCGGTCTGATCCATCTGCGCAAAACTGATCGACTTCGGTACGCGCACGAGCTCGCCGGTATCCCGCAAGAGCACTTCCTGCACGAGTCCGAGGCGCACTTTCAATTCGATGAGCAATCCGTAAGGACTCGACCACTCGCCCGCGGCTTGCCAGACCGTATTCAGCAGCGCCCAGAATTTCCTGTGGTGGGCGAGGTTGCGAGGTTTGTTCAACTCGCATTGGATGACCTCGCCCACCTTCACTTTCTGCAAGATGCTTCGACCGTGGTCGTCGATCGCCTTCAGACCCTGGACGGTGCGCTCTACGAAGAACTCGCCGCTCATCGAACCCACCGATAGAGTAGGCCCTGACTGATGAGCTTCAGTGTTTGAGCCGCGCAGCCTTTCTGCCGAGCCAGTTCTTTCCACTGCAGCCGGATTTTCTTCTCTCGCTTCAAGCGGCCAATCTCCCGGATCTCGCGCACTTCAGCTTCTGAAAACCGTCGCCAGGGGCGCGGCTCAGAAGGGAATGTCGTCGTCGAAGTCATCGTTGCGGCTCGTATTGCCAGATGACGGCGGAGGCTCGGTCGGCTCCTTCAAACGGTTCTCTATCTTCTCCTGCAGCCAGTTGGGCAACGCATTGAAGGTCGCCCCGTTGTGGTCCTCGATGCTGTAGGCGAGCGGCTTATTCTCCGGCTGCGCATTCTGAGCGCGTGCCTTCTGATCCTTGCTGATGCCCATGACGCCGGTGACGTTGGCGTACTTCCCGTCCTCGCTATGCGTCACCATGATCTGGCAGCACTTGCCGAGAACCTGCGTGATATCGAAGCCCTGAAGCTCCTGAGGCGTGAACGAGCGGCCCCGCCAATTCTCCAGCACCTTGCGAAGGTTGGCCTTCTCGGACAGCGAGAGCGTATACATGCTGCCCACTGAGCACGGCCCTTCGACTTCGCGGCCGTCCTTCTCGTAGCTCACGCGCTCGTCGGGAACTTCCCAGCGCAGATACACCTTGTGCTGCGGCTTTCCGCCGAAGCCTTCCTGTAGACCGCAATCCACCACCATGTTGCAGATTGCAAAGTGCGCACCGGGCGGGACTTTCTTGAAGTCTTTGCCACCCTTATCAGATGCCATGATTGCCATTTTTGTATCGCTCCTGTTCGTAGGTTCGTAAGTTGTCCCAAAACGCTTTCGTGTATTCGTCGAAGAGTCGTATTGATTCGCGTAATTCGTCTTGCCTGACCCGACAACGCTGGATCAGAGCTTCTTCATCGGCGCGCCTGGCTTCCAGCTCTTGCTGATGCTGCTCGGCTGCCATCTGATCGTCATCGTCCATGGCGCTTTACATCCCGCATGAACGCCCCAGTCCAATCACGCGTGTCGTCGTGCGGCTTGGGCAAGCCTTTGCGCTGTTGACGCTCCTCGTGCTGCACGATCAGCGCGACGATGCAGACGAGTAGGAGTAGGGCGCAGGCGCCGAGAGCGGGCAGGTTCACGGCGCGACGTCCTTCAGTGCGGTCACCGGAGCATCGGGTCCGCCGTGACGAGGGCAAGCGAGCGCCGGCACGTAGCCGCAGAACTTTCCGTCGAAACGCACGCGCTCTCCTGAGTATGCATTTCGATACCACTCGCCTTCGACGTACGGCCCGTACGCTGGCTGGTCGCAGAAGCCATTGGGCATTCCGTAGCCGTCCCACATCGGTTTGGAGCACTTGCCCACGCCGTTCACCAGTTCGCGATGTTCATGGCCGATGCTGCTCATTTCGAAACATCCTCATTGCTCATTGGCCGCGTCCGCATCGCAAGCCTCGCAATAGGAGCGCGTCTCGCAAGTGTGAATCGGCGCTTCTGCGGGACTGTTGTCGTCATAGAGGCCCGCGTCTTCACTGAGGCGCACGACTTCGTCGAGCGCGGGTGATACGCCCATGGCGTCCGTGCAAGCTTTCAGTGCCGCTATGTATTGGGGCTGAAACGAATCGCCGCAGCACTGGCGGTCATGCAGAGCGATGGCGTAGTCCGCCAGTAGCTTGCACGCCCCGGAATAGGTCAGAGGCGCTTTCGTCTCGTCGGGCTCGTAGAACGGAGACTTAGGGCAACCGGAGAAGTGGGCCACGCCGGGTATGAGCGGCAGCGGGATTCCGCAATGCTCGCACTTGGTATGCAAGGGTGAAGCGAGGAACGCATCGATTCGGCGGATCAAATCCTCGCCGGCACGTTGAGAGCGTCCAGACAGTTCGCCGCGCTCGAACGTATCTTCGCGAAACGCACGCAACAGATTTAGCGCGTCGTTGAGGAGAATCCGCTCGTCTGAGTCAGCGGGAGTGTCACCGCAGCGAGAGCAGAACGGCCGACGCTTCGGATCGTTCATGCAGATGGGGCAGACCTCAGTTTCATTGGTCCGATCAGTCATGCGACTCTCCACTCGAACGGGATGCCCCACGCTTTTTGGAGATAGGCGACGATTCGTTGCGCCTGCGCTTCCGACTTGATGTCGTAAGGCGCGACCTCAAACCGCGTGTCGATCCCCGTGCGCTTGATGAGCAGCATCGAGACTTCCTGCTCGGTAGGGAGCGGAGTGTTCATCCTTCCCTCACTCGTTCCGGGCCCAGGTTTCCGCTCGGTGGAAGCTTCGCCTGCAACCGTTCGATGTGGTGATGTAGCCTGTCGATGAGTTCGTTCTTCGTGCAGGCGTTATAGAACTGCATGAGCTGGCTCTGATCCTCTAGCTCGACTACACGTTTCAGATGCTTCAGCCAGTCGGCCTGAACGCGCTCGTCCTTGCCGTTGATACGGATACAGATATCGACGAAGTGCGCAGCCTTACAGCGCGCAATGAGTCGGTCGATGGATTCAACCTGCAATTCGTTGATGTTCTGATCTGTCAGAACCCAGACGTGCTGTTCGTCAGTCATGAAGGCACGCTCCCGTTGGCACGAGCTCGTAACGAATCGACTTGCGCATTCGCGAGTTCGAGGATCTCCGGACGATCCGTCGCCCATGCAGCGCCGAGAGTGAACGCGACCGTGGCGAACGCGAGCGCCAAATCGGAAGGCAGCATCTGCGCCGTTGCTGATTCCAGCAGCTTCGCGCAGTAGGTCTCTGCAGCGAGTTCGACCGGATTAGCCATTGCTCAGGCCTTCCTTCTCCAGCCGCAGCAACCAAATGTCGTGGCCGAGCTTGGCGATCTGCGCCTCTTTCGCGCGGATATCTGCGTCGATGCGGTTGATCTCAGCCTTGCGGCGGTTCTCGTCGCGCCATTCCATGACGGCGCTCAGCGGGAAAGTCGTGACGTTATTCACTGTCGTCTCCCTCGCGATGGTCGTCATCGCGGCGTTGGTCTTCGCGCGCTTCGAGAGCGCGCTGACGTTCGATTTCATCCGTAGGCGGCAGACGCCAGCCTTTCGGGTATGCGATGCGCGCGGCGTCCTCGATGTCGAGATAGAACTTGGGGCGCGCGTTCACTTGCCTTGCTCCTCATCCGTCCGATGAATGTTGACGAGATGTCCGTCACCATCGGGCGCCGAGCAGGGCACGCCGGACCATTCGTTCTTGGGCAGGTCGCACCACACGCAACATGGCTCTGACTTGTGGTGCTCGCGGATTGCTGCGGCGATGATGTCGCGCAACTCGCCAGATGCGCTTTCGGTGTGAGAGCTGTTCTGTTGCAAGGAACGAGTCATGGTCGATGCTCTACTGGCGCAAGGTGAGGCAGGGCACGAAACACGGCGTCCAGCGCATTGCGCGCGCCATTCATTGCTTGCGGGTTCGTCTTGCGAACCCCGCCGAAGACCGCGGCCACGTACAGATCCTCCAGCACCATGACCAACTCTTCGTAATGGGGTGCAGCGCTGGCTTCTTGTGAGCGCGTATTCACGGCGCCACCTTGAGCAGTCGCTTCAGGCAGCGGGGACACGTCACCGCGGTGCCGATGTTGTCGCCCCAGCCGACAGAGCGCCGACCGGGCTTTGCGCCGCAGATCGCTTTGGTGTGCGTGCTCTTACCCACCGGAACTGCGTGGAATCTCTTTCCGCCGTCGCGCTCGCCTTCGTTCAGCCGTCCCAGCATCGCGGCGATGGTGTAGGCGCTGGCGCTCTGTGAGGAAGTCACTTGCAGCTCCCAGCTGCGCAGACGACAGGCTGCGTCGTAACGTCATGAGAGGGAGCCAGGAGGCTATGGCTTGAGCACGCCGCGATTGAGCCCACGACGACACCCGCGACGACTGCCGTCGCAATCGGATGTCGTTCCATCGTTGCGCATCCCGTGACCGCCAAAACCGAAACGGCCGCAGTGGTGCGTAGGAAGTGGCTGACGAACTGCTCGCAGGCCTGCCTGTCAGCTCGTTGAATCCGCAGAACCGCGGTGTCCGTCAGCTCGTCGTGCGTTTCCATCTGACCTCCCGGCTCCGGTGCTGGAGCGTGGGAGGCACTTTACAACTAGGGTTGTTCGATGTCAACAACTAAAGTTGTAACGAAGAACGCGAAATTTCATGACGCGATCCCCAAAGCGCACTATTTCGCGCGGGACCGCATTTCTTCGATGAGTGAGGCTGGGCCGATATTGTAGGCAAGCCACATTGCGGACACGCCAAGGGCGGCAGCAATCGCAGGAGTATCAGCGCATTCGCTCTGCTTGCCTCGTTGCAACTTGCTCAGCGTTTGTTGGCTGACAAGCAATGGATCATCCAGTGTTCGACCCACGGCGCGCTGTATATCCGCAAGAAGATCGCCTTGCAGGTATGTGCCGCCGTTCGACTGAGCCTTGGCTCGCATCGCCGTATTGAGCCGGCCGGCGTAGGTGTCCTGATCGTATGAGAGCTCGCGACTGCGTGACTGCGTGACGCGCGTCGCAATTTTCCGATGAGCCTGCGGCATGGGAATGACGCTACAAGGCTCGTTGTTATTGGTCATACGCCTAGAGTTGTTGACTTTTACAACTAGGGTTGTAGAGTCTCGGTAGTCATGGAGAAACCGCACGTTGCCGCGCTTAGGCGCGCTATCTCGATCGCAGGCAGCCAGTCCGCTTTGGCAGATGGGCTGAGTCGCTATTTGAAGCGACCCACCTTGGGCCAGCAGACCATCTCCAAGTGGCTGAAGGACGAGACCTTGCTCGATGCAATCTACTGGCCTGCCTTCGAGCACGTCACAGACAACGGCGTCACTCGCGCACATCTCCGCCCTGACGTCTTTCGTTCCGGCAAGGCCGCCTGATTTCTTCATGTGTATTTCACCCCAACCCGGTTTCGCACGCCCTTCGGCTCACCATATTCCGGCCGTTCGTGACAGAACTTCATTCCGAAATATTCTGAGACTTACCAGAAGCCTGCGACTGTTTCAGAAACAGCACTGTATATCGCGCATTGGTAAATCAGAGCGCGGCGTTATGTCGGCGATCCATGTCGGCCCCTCTCCGCTCTTGCGGATGTTCTGCAGGCCCTTCCTCTGGCCGGGTAGGGGAGTCCTCGTCGCCCCCGCGTCGGGCGCTCCCAATGCACACAGGTTAATCCTGTCTCGATATCAGTGGAATCCCTGCAAGTCTCTATTTTTGAACAGGGATGTACCGAAGACGAGGCAAGTTTCGCAGCGGTGGAAAGGCATTCACTGCGTGATCTCTCTCGAATATCTCACTTCGCGCGCAATTCGACTTTAGTCGATAGGACTGCGAGCGAATACGTGTACGAGAACGTACTGATTTGAAGTTGGCGCCGGGTCGCACCGGCGAGAGTTGAACGGGGCGAGGTCGATATGAATGCCGCTGAATTTGCGGAGCTTTCGCACAACCAAACGAAGACCGGCCAAGCTTCGGTCAGCCCGCACGACCTCGAGAATCTCATTGAATGTTGGCGAACGGTGCTCGTGCATGAGACTGATCCTGTTCGTCAACGTGACGCCGCGTCTCGAATGCGCGAGCTCATCGCCCTGCGCTCGCCCGAGCGCGTGCGTGAGATGGAGATCGAGAAAGGGCTGCGCTGATGCAATGGTTCCGCATGTACGCGGAAGCCGTCGATGACGACAAGCTGCGTTTACTTGCTTTCGAAGACCGATGGCACTTCGTTGCGTTGCTGTGTCTGAAGTCCGGAGGGGTGCTCGACTCGGACCCGCCAACCCTTGAACGACGTATAGCCGTAAAACTCGGATTAATGCCCGCAGACCTTGCAGAAGTGAAACGCAGACTGCGCGAAATAGGCTTGATCGGCGAGGATTGGCAACCGCTTGCATGGGGGAAGAGGCAATTCGAGTCGGATCATTCAGGAGCTTTGAGATCAAGGAGGTGGAGAAAGAAAACGAAACGTCACGGTGACGTCACGGAAACATCGCAGCAACGTCGCAGTGACGGACCAGAACAGATACAGAACAGAACAGATACAGAACAGAGTAAGAGGGCGCGCCCACAGCGCGCCCGTCGTGCGCCGGAGGGTTTTTATCCGGACCTCGCTTACGCCCTTCGCGAGATTCCAGACCTCGACGCCGAACGTGAGGCACGGAAGTTCAAAGACTGGGAGTTCAAGACGCCGAGGTCGGACTGGCCGGCGACCTGGCGCACATGGATTGGCAATTGCCGCGAGACCGGGCGCTACGCGAAGAAGGAAACCATCCAATGGCGGTGACCGCATTCCCCTCGCGCGCCGAGATCGACGAGGCGGCCCGCGCATACCGCAAGGTTCGCGAAGACTGGGACAAGGGCCAGCGCGTCGAGCGCATGCTCGCGCCGACGAGCGCGCCGGAGTTCGACAGGGACCCTGACGAGCGCCTGCTCGACATGGCGCGCCTCGACGGCAAGCAGCTCCTCGCGGAATACGAGCACGAGATGGCGTGTTTCGCGACGACGCCGTTCGATGCTCACGGCGAGCGTCTGCGGCTCTATCCGTGCGGTGTCACGATCTGGTCAGGCTTCCCTGGAGCCGGCAAAACCACGCTCCTGCGCCAGCTCGCCTGCCATTTACTGCAGCGGGATCAAGGCGTGTTCTTCGCGAGCCTCGAAGAGCATCCCAAGCATCTGCTTGTGCGTCTTGCCGCAACGGCTGCGGGCACCGATCGACCCAACGCGCATCAGGTGCAGTGGTTTATCGATGCCTTCGCGGGCCGGCTCTCGATCTGGTCGAAGGTCGGACTTGCAAAGCATCGGGATCTGCTTGCGGTGATTCGCAAGCTTGCGGCAGGTGGTGTTACGCACGCCATCGTCGATTCGCTGATGAAACTCGACATCCCGACACAGGATTGGGAGGCGCAGCGAAACTTCGCAAACCTTGTCGCGGCGACCGCCCAGCAAACTCAGACGCATATCCACATCGTCGCGCATCCGAAGAAACCGCCGGTCAAGGGGGAAGATCCGGATACGAACGATGTGGGCGGCGCGCGCGAGCTCGCCGGCATTGCCGACAACGTGCTCTTTATCCGTCGCAAGGACAGCGAGAACCCGACGGCGGACGTGACGGGAATGCGCATCATCATCGCGAAGCAGCGCCACGGATTCGGATCGCTCGGTGATCTCACGGGCTGGTTCCACCGCCGCGCCCGCCAGTTCAATCTCGACCAGTTCGGCAGACCCATACGGTATCTGCCGGCGGACGCCTACGAATGACACTCGAATGGCAGGACAAGCGCACGGACTCGCGCGGCTGTTACAGCAAGTGCAATCGGTACTCGGTGTGTTCGACGGGCGAAGGCAGCGACGAGCGGTGGACTGCATGGAAGGTCGTGCCCGGTGGCGCTTGGTTTGCGCCGCTTGCGTGCGGACTGATGACGGAAGACGAGGCGCGTTCTATCGCAGAGCGTGATGCGGAGACGGCGATCGTATGAGCATGCCTCGCTACGCCGCACGTCGCGATTCCACGGAGCCCGACATTGTCGAAGGCTTAGAACTCTGCGGCTGGGAGTGCGTGCGTCTTTCATCTGAGGAGCTGCCTGACCTGCTCCTGCGCCAACGTTCCACCGGCCGACTCGCACTGCTCGAAGTCGAGAGCGGGCACTACAAGCGACGGCGGAAGCAGACGCAGAAAGACATGCTCGCGCGGTGGAACGTACCGGTTGTGAAGACACTCGATGAGGCGTTCCAAGCGTTGGGGACCCAAGTCACATGAGACGACCACCCATCACGACAGATGGCGATGCACTCATCGATCGGGAGGCACAGAAGCGCGCCGCCTGCCTTACGAATAAGCAGATCGCGGAACAGACCGGCCAAACGTTGCGCTACATCGCGAATCGCATTGCGTATCGTCGCCGCAAGATCGAGATCGAAATTGATTCACGTGGAACGTCAGATAAATCTGAATCGAATTCAGATTAATATGCGAGCAATGTTGTAGCGGAGTGCAGACAATGCATGTTGGAGGGTCTCCGCATGCACCGTGTCTATTCGCTTCTAGCAATTGCCGTAGCATTAGTAGCGCTCGACTTTCTCGCCGTTCGCTGCGCATACGCCGCCACTCCCAGTATCACGGTTTCTTGGACTGCGCCCACCGCCGCCGTCGATGGCTCCGCGCTCACCGGCGCGCAAGCGATCACGAGTTATCAGGTCTGGATTAGCACCGCATCTATCCCGGACACCGTCGCAACCGCGCCCACCGCAACGGTAACGACCGGCACGACGACCACGCAAACGGTCACGGCCAATCCAGGGGATACCGTCTTCGCTCGCGTGAAAGCCTGTAATGCGGGCGGATGCAGTGTGCTCACGACCCAAGCATCCAAAGTGTTGCCGCTCTCTACGCCCAATCCGCCGACGAACGTCACGATCACACTCAACATCGGGTGAGGCATGCCCGAGCCACAGAAAGGCGAGAAACTCTCGAAATTCATTGGCCGCTACATGCGTTCGGCCGAAGCCCGCAAGTCTTTCCCGAAGCAGAGCCAGCGCGCCGCGGTTGCGTATAGCGAGTATCGCGAGAAGGGCAAGAAGTGAGCGCGAACCGCCTATTTCTCGTCTGTTCGCATCATCCGAAGCTGGAGGACGCGTTCTGCATTGGCGAGCGTCTTGGCAACGATGTGCAGTACATCGCGCCGAATCTCAAGCGCATGGATGACTGGTACCTGAAGCACATGGAATGCGGCCGGAGCATGGATCACTTCCAGCTCGCCTATCACCGGCCACAAGACTGGGATGTGCCGCAGCCCGCGGAAGGTTCGGTCGCTGGCGGCGTGCGCCTCGCGCTCGTGAACGGGAGCCACTGATGGAAGTCGTCAACGGCATCCTTCGCATGGTCGGCGATCGGATCCTGGTGAAGCCGCTCGACTGGGATGCGAACAAGACCGTGATCGCCATCCGCCACGGGAGGCCTGTGCGCGGTGAGGTGGTTGCAGTAGGGCCCGGCCATCATCCGATCAAGTACAAGCGCAACGAGAAAGGCCCCAAGGGTCTCATGGACTACTCCAAGCGCTTCCAGCCAACCGAAGTGAAGCCCGGCGACATCGTCGAGCTCGGCGGCCTGAATCAGTTCGACGGGAAGGGCTACCAGTTTCCCGAGGTCATGGTGAATGGGGTCAAGCACATCGTCTGCTCAGAGCGGGATGTGGCGATCGTGCGTGATGATCTGAGGGCTGCGTGATTGCGCCTGAATATTTTTCAGAGGATTTCAAATGCCGCGCGGTGGCGCTAGGCCAGGTGCGGGACGTCGCCCAGGCGGGCGCAATCGGAAGCAAGCTGCAATCGCATCCGCGGCGGCCGACAAAGGCGTCTCCCCAGTCGAGTTCCTGCTCAGCGTCATGCGGGATGAAGAGCAGTCCATGGCGATGCGAACGGATGCCGCGAAGTCAGTCGCTCCGTATCTGCACCCGCGCCTCGCCGCGGTCGAGCACAGCGGCAAGGTCGTGCTCCCCATCGTCATCTCATCGACCGATGCAGACCTTTAGGCTCACGCGCAAGCAGGAGGAGGCCAATCGGTTGCTGGCGTCGCCCGCGCGTCACCTCATGCTGTTCGGAGGTTCACGCAGCGGCAAAACCTTCCTGATCGTGCGCGCCATTGTTGTCCGTGCGCTGAAAGCGCCGGGAAGCCGGCACGTGTCTCTGCGCTTCCGGTTTGGCCACATCAAGTCGAGCATCATCTACGACACGTTCCCGAAGGTGATGAAGCTCTGCTTTCCTGGCCAGGACTACGAGCTCAACAAGACGGACTGGTTCGTGGCATTCCCGAATGGCTCCGAATACTGGTTCGGTGGGCTCGACGACAAGGAACGCACCGAGAAGATTCTCGGCAACGAGTACGCCACGATCCACCTGAATGAGTGCTCTCAGATTCCGTGGACCAGCCGCAACATGGCTGTCACGCGTCTCGCGCAGCTCGTGCACGAGAACATCCGCGACAAGCGACCGCTGCCGCTGAAGATGTACTACGACGAGAACCCGCCAGACAAAGGTCACTGGACCTACAAGCTCTTCAAGAGCGGCCAGGATCCAGAGACGAAGCAGGCGCTGGCCAATCGCGAGGAGTACGGCTCGATCCAGATGAATCCGCAGGACAACGCGGAGAACCTTGCCGGCGATTACCTGAAGACGCTGTCGGGCTTGCCGGTTCGGCTTCAGGCGCGATTCCTCAAGGGTGAGTTTCGCGAGATGGCGCCCAATGCGCTGTTCGTCGACGAGGTCCTCGATCGCTGGCGAGTGATCGATGCATCGCTCCCGGACATGCTGCGTATCGTGGTCGCGATCGATCCGTCTGGCGCAGATGACGAGGACAACCAAGACAACGACGAGATCGGCATCGTCGTTTGTGGCCTTGGCCTCGATGGCAACGGCTACGTGCTTGAGGACCTGACCTGCAAGACCGGCCCAGCCACGTGGGGGAAAGTGGCCACTCAGGCATTCGACCGCCATCAGGCCGATGCGATCGTTGCGGAAGTGAACTACGGCGGCGCCATGGTTCGCAACGTCATCCACACGGCGCGCCCTCGCACGCCATTCCGTGAAGTGCGCGCGAGCCGCGGCAAGGTTGTGCGCGCAGAGCCCGTATCAGCCTTCTGCGAGACCGGCAAGGCTCGTCTCGCTGGTGTATTCCCTCAACTCGAGGATGAGTTGTGCGCGTTCACAACGCACGGCTACACGGGCGCGAACAGCCCGAATCGAGCCGACGCCATGATCTGGGGCCTGTCGAGCCTGTTCCCTGAACTGACCGCGGAGAAGCAGGAGAAGAAGGCTGCGCCTCCGCCACGCGTATTCCCTCGCGGGAATGGATGGCTCGCATCATGAGCTTCGCCCTCCCCGAAAAGCAGTACACCGACAGCCGCATCACGTCTGAGCAGCTCCGCGCGCTTGAGCAGGATGCGCCCAAGCCCACCGCGAAGGAGATCCGTGAGGCGCTACTGGCCGCGGCGAAGGAACTGGACGACTGGAAAGCTGTAGCCGAGGACTGCGTAAAGCAGCTTGAGGAGGCTCAGGCGCTGCGCGTCGGACAGATGGACTCTCACTCGCGGATGGATGAAATCGCCCGGCAGATCAAGCGAGCGATGAGCGATACGGCCGTGAGGCTGCGAGCAAAGCTGTGAGTGTCTACCTGCCATTTTGGTGGAGCCCGAAAATCTACTTCATTCACATGGATGAAGTGATGGGCGGATGGCGTGTGTTGTTTCTGCGTGTGCATTTCGAACGTGAGCGAATGTATGGCGCGATCGGAATGGGTTTCCGAGTGCGTATCGCATTTGGGATCGGTGCACGTGAGAAGTTGCGGAGGGGATGGTGAGCGCCCAGCCCTCAGACTTCGATCGTGACGCCACGACCAACGAAGGCATCTGGCGCGAGTGCGCCGAACGCCTGCGTATGGCGATGGCGGCCGAGTCTGAGAACCGGATCAAGGGCATCGATGCACTCAAGTTCCGTTGGGGCGAGCAGTGGGATGCGGACGTGCGCAACGTGCGCAAGATCGATGGCCGTCCCGCGCTCACCATCAACCACACGAACACCTTCTGCGCGCGCCTGGAGAACACGCTTCGCCAGCAGCGTCCGCGGATCAAGTGTCACGCCGTGGGCGATGGCGCGGATGTCGACACGGCATCAGTGGTCAACGGCCTGATACGCCACATCGAGACGCGCAGCAATGCCTCGGTGGCCTACGACACCGGCGTGATCAGCGCGATCAATATCGGTTGGGGCTACTGGCGCATCGTCTCGGAGTACATCGATGAGCGCAGCTTCGATCAGGAACTGTTGATCAAGCCGATTCGCAACCCGTTCACGGTCTACATGGACCCTGGCGCGGTGATGCCGGCCGGCGAGGACCAGGCGTGGTGCATCATCAGTGAAACGATGAAGCGCGCGGAGTATAAGCGCCGGTACCCGCAGGCGAAGAATGCTGATTGGTCATACGCAGATGCTCCCGGCGATATGACGACGTTCTGGGAGAACAAGGAAGAACTGCGCCTCGCCGAGTACTACCGCATCCATGAGGTGAAGGATCGGCTCGTCAGGTTCTCTGACGGCTCAGTGAAGCTGCGCTCGGAGATGGAGGATCCCAAGTACATCCAGGCCATCGGTCTCACGATCGTTGCGGAGCGCCCGACCACACGACGAGTGGTGCAGTGGTTCCGGCTCAACGGCTGTGATGTGGTGGATCAGCGGGAGATTCCCGGCCGGTTCATCCCCGTGATCCGCTGCGAGGGCAACGTTCTTGACGTGAATGGCCTCGTGAAGCGCAAGGGAATGGTCGAGGACCTGAAAGACCCTGCGCAGATGTTCAACTATTGGCGCACGGCTCAGACGGAGCGCTATGCGCTCACACCGAAGGCGCCATGGGTCGTGGCCGAAGGGCAAATCGAAGGCCACCCGGAGTGGAACGACGCCAATCAGAAGTCGTACTCGACGCTCGTGTACAAGCCGATTGCTGGCCCTGATGGCGTGACGCCGCTCCCTCCACCGCAGCGAGTTCAGCCCGCGCAGGTCGAGGCGGGCATGTCCGAAGCGGCTCAGGGCGCTGAGCATGACCTGATGTCAGTCGCCGGCATGCCGCAGGAGAATCCGGAGATCTCCGCGCGCGTAGTGAGCGGAAACAAGTATCTGCAGCGCCGGCAGGGCATGCAGGACCTCACGCACTTCCAGTACTACGACAATCAGACGCTCGCCATCGCGTGGACAGGATCCATCCTGCTCGAGCAGATCCCGTATTACTACGACACCGCTCGTATGCAGCGAATCATCGGCGATGATGGCATCCCGCAGATGGTTGGCATCAATCAGCCGGAGCCGAGTCCAGAGAATCCCGCAGTTGTTCGCGTCAAGAACGACCTATCTGTCGGACGCTACGACGTCGTGATGGACACCGGTCCCGGTTATGCCACGAAGCGCGAGGAAGCCGCGGAGTCAATGGTGGAGCTCCTCGGCACGCCACTCGGCGAGATGGTCGCAAAGACCTCCGGCGACATCGTTGTGCGCAACATGGACTTTCCAGGTGCAGATGAGGTGGCCGATCGCCTTGCCGTCACCATTCCGGGCGCCGTGGACAAGATCATCGAGAACCTGCCGAAGCAGGCGCAGACGATTATCGGCGCGCTTCAAGCTCAGATGCAGCAGAAGGATCAGCAGATCCAGCAGATGGGATTGGAGCTGCAGTACGGCGCGAGCATCGCGCAGATGAAGGAAGAGGGTGCAACGAAGCGCGAGCAGATGAAGGCTGTCACTTCGGTGCATAACACCGAATTGAAGGTTGGTGCCGACAACGCCAATAGTGAGCGTGATTTCGTCGGCTGGGTGAGCGAAGTCGACAAGAACGTCCGCGCGAAGAAAGACGTCGCCGAGATCCAAGGCGCGACCGCGCGGGACGTTGCAGAGATTCGGGTCGGTGGGCAATTGCTCAACACCCACGTAGAGGCGGCTCACGAGAGAGAAGCCGCAGACAAGGCCTTGAAGGCCGCAGAGAAAGACAGGGCGCCGAACGGCGCAGGTAAGTGAGTATGCAGGTCGTCACGAACGAGAACATGCTGGAGTTCATCGAGAAGCGTCAGGTGCCGGAGTTCAAAGCGCCCGAAGGGGATGCTGCGAAGGCCGCCAGCGAATCGAAAGCCGCCATCGATGCGGCCAAGGCATCGAGCGATGCGGCCGTCGAGAAGGCGCGCGATATCACAACCGGCAAGTTCGTGAAGGCAGATGGCGAGAAGGCGCCGAAGGAAGAGTCGAAGATCGAAGAGGCGGGCAAGCCCGCAGATGATGACGACACGAGCGAGTTGAGTGAGGCGGTCAAGCGCAAGATCGACAAGATCATTGCGAAGAAGCATCGCGCGATGAAAGAGGCTGAGGAGTTCGGCGCCGATTCCTATCGGCAACGGCTCGCGGCAGAGCAAAGGGCAGAACAGCTCCAACGAGAAATCGATGAGCTGAAAGCGAAGTCAGGCAACGGCCCAGCAACTGCGAAGGACATCGATCCCGGTGAGCCCAAGCAGGAAGACTTCAAAACGGTTGGCGAATACACCAGGGCATTGACCAAGTACGAAGTGGCAAAGGCAAAGCGTGAAGCGCTTGCCAATGCCGAGAAGTCCACGCAACAGGCACAGGCCGCGGAGCGAGGGGAAACCTTCATCAAGCGGCAGAGCGAATTCATGAAGGCGCACCCGGACTACGAAGAAGTCGTAGAGGGCGCGAACTTCGAGGTGCCTCATGTCGGACTTCAATTCATGGTCGAGAGCGAGTATGGGCCTCAGTTGGCCTATCACCTCGCGAAAAACCCGGATATCGCCGAACGGCTGCGCACTCTGTCGCCGGGCCGCGTCATCGCGGAACTCGGCAAACTCGAAGCGAAGTTCGAGAAGCAGCCCGAACCTGCAACACCTGCAGTGGCTGCAACTCCCTCCGTTTCGAGGGCGCCCGCACCGATCACTCCCATCGAAGGTAAAACGAC